CATGAGGATATTGTTCACGAAGCCATTATGGATGCCCGCGAAAATGACGATGTTATTTCTCGCAACGCCGTAATGCAGAAAATCAGTGAGGCAAAGAAACCGCATGTCGCCAATAATTCAGGCGACAACGAATGGTATACCCCCGCTGAATATATTGAGGCGGCGCGTGAAGTAATGGGTAGCATCGACCTTGATCCCGCTTCCAACGAATACGCAAACAAAACCGTAAAGGCTTCCACATACTACACCGAAGAAACAAACGGATTAAATAAAGAATGGTTTGGAAACATTTGGATGAATCCGCCGTACTCTACCGCATTAATAAAAGAATTTGCTGAGAAATTATCAAATAGCACATTCAAGCAGGCAATTGTGCTTGTGAATAATGCGACTGATACGGCATGGTTCAAATTACTAATCCAACAAGCTAAAGCGGTTGTATTCACAACAGGGCGGATTCGTTTTGAAAAGCGTAATGGTTCAAAGGGCGCACCGTTGCAGGGGCAGGCGTTCATCTACTACGGCGACAATGTAGAAAAGTTCTTGGAGGTATTTGAAGCGTTCGGATGGGGCGCGACAGTATGAATAGTTATAACGATTTCACAAGGGGAACATTCCAGAATAATGATTACGCCAAACAGGTTATATCATTTGACGGTTTGTTATTTCGCGGAAGAAACGGCATCAGCAATGTTACGCCAACAGATATTGATGGAATGGTGCAACTTGATAAAGAAAACTGCTTTGTAATATTTGAGTTGAAATATTCGGGCGGTATGCCAACAGGACAATCTACTGCATTAACAAAGTTATGTGATGCCATACAAGCAGGCGGAGCGAATTGCGTACTGATTGTAGCAGTTCATAATACTCCAACTCCGAAGCCTATCATTGCTAAAGACGCACGAGTTACATGGGCGTACTGGAATAGCAAATGGTACAGAGAAACCAAAAATAGAACACTCTACGAAATAGCAGTTAATTTCGTAGACTTTTTCCGAAGAAATGAAACAAACAAATAACGCTTGTGACACATGTCCACTCCGAGACGGATGTATTGAGCGCAGAGGTATCTGCCGTGATTACATCCTGTATATGGAGCGGGTGGAAAGGGTACAGAAAGAAATTGAAAAGCTCAATGAAACAACTGAAAAAGTATTTGCCGCGGGCCCCATTCCCGCCAACCAAACCAATCCGAGAGAATCGGTTGGTGATGACTGAATATGGCAACCTGATTCGGTGTGACGGGTCAAGCCCTATCAATCGCATGCCGTCAAGCATCGGATACAGTGTAACAAAACAGACGTCACGAAATTCTCACGAGGCGGCAAAGGCGGAAAAGAGGCGCCGCTGGGCGATTGTCGAGCGGATGGCCATCGAAGGCGCGTCTGATTCAGAGATTATGGCCGCGACCGGATACAAAAACGCGGGCACAGTCAAGTCGATAGTGCATCAGATGAGGGCGCAGGGGATAGAAATTCCAGAGAGGAGAAGGGGATGCAAAAAGCAGGGTTGATGTTTTTCATAGGATGGTTGTTGTGCGGGTGTTCAATCGAGAACATCTGCGATGACCCGCACGCCACATTGATTTTTATCGTGGCTCTGGCTGTTGTGATTCTCACAGCGGCAGTGATCACGATCGGAGACAAATGAAAAGGCCCCACGGGGAAGGACCAGTTCCCCCAGGGGCACAACAAAGAATACAAGGAGATTATAGCATGAACAACGAAAAATTACTAAACGAAAAGCTCGACAATATCCGCACTAAGGCGGATGCCCTCAAAGGTTTGTACAGCCTGCGCACGCTATTAATTGACATCAAGCGCAGAGACTTGAGTGAACAGGGCACACGGGCTTTTTTTGATGTCCTCACTAACGAGCTGGGCAGATATGCCGTGATTGCCTCGGATATTTGGTGGCTGACTAATGATAGGGAATGCGAGGCGGAAGAGGAAGATTTAGAGGAGGACCTGCCGTTTGTGACACCGGACGGAGGTGATTCCGAATGACATTCCGCACAGATGACCCACTCGCTGATTTCGAGCGATACGACCGCGAAGGAGCGGAACAGGAGAAATATTTTCCGCATTGCTCTCTCTGCGGGGCAATCATCACCAGCGAGACATACAAGCATGTTTACATTCATGGGCTCGATTATATCCTCTGCGATGACTGTATCGAACAGGACAGTGTCGACAGCTATGTGGATGCTAAGAAATACGGATATTGAAAGGAGAATAGATGAGTAAGGTTATTGGAGTTATGGGGGAGAGCGGTTCCGGCAAGACTACCGCGATGAGAAACCTTCCCCCGAAAGAAACATTCTACATCGACTGCGACAAAAAGGGCCTTAACTGGAAGGGCTGGAAAAAGGCATATAACATCGAGAACAAAAACTACTGGTCAACGGACAGCTTCTCAGTTGTTTCCAGTCTCATGGACAAAGTGGACAAGCAGGAGAACTTCCAGCACATCAAATATCTCGTGATCGACACGCTCAACGGCCTCATGGTAGCGGAAGAGATGCGGATTCTTGCCATGCAGTCAGGAGACAAGCGGAGCGCATGGAGTGACCTGGCTCAGAACGGCTGGGCGCTGATTAACAAGGCACTGACTCTAAGAGATGATTTGACGGTCATCATTTTGGCACATTCCGAAACTATTTCCGATGATAACGGCATCGTGAAGACGAGAATTAAGACCAATGGTCGGAAGCTGGAGAAGTTGGTGTTGGAATCTAAGATGACGACGGTTATCTGGTCGGTGCGTCAGGACGGCAAATACAAGTTCATTCTGTCAGCTGACGGAAGCACGTGCAAGGTGCCGATGGGGAGCTTCGACACGGATGAGTGCGACAACGACATTATGATCGTGATTAAGGCGCTGGAGGACTACTGATGGCGGCGGAATGGCAATCATTAGAGGATTATTACAAAACGTCCACATGGGCGAAGAAGCGAAGCGAACGTCTTAAAATCGACGGATACAGGTGCGCACGGTGCGGATTCACAAGGGCGCTTGAAGTCCATCACATTAATTATACAAGATTTGGACAGGAAGACGTTTCCAGAGACTTGATCACATTATGTAAAAAGTGCCACAAGGAAATAGAAGCACAGAAAAAAGAAGTGAATCCGATTGCGAGAGTCGAACATCATTCTGCTTATCTTGCTGGGAAGATACGGCATCACGGCTGGCGGGATAGTTTTTATTATTGCAGTTTTTATGAGCAAATGCCGCCTAACGAATTAGCAGAACGATGTGAAAACGTAAGCAACGAGCTAACGGTCACAGGCCCGTTTTTCATTAGTTGCGACCATGGATGTTATCACGGAGACGGGAAACATGGAGTCGGCGCAGTAGGCTCCATTCATTCTGATGAAGAATGGGGCGGTTGTATGGGAAATTACTTTTCCAGAGACGACGTGCTTAGTATTTGCAAAAGGCAAATCGATAGGGCAGAGATTGTATTTGCATATATTGACGAAGGCGATTGCTACGGAACACTTGCCGAAATCGGATATGCACATGCGATAGGCAAGGATATAACGATTGTTTTCAGTAACGACAGATTAAAGGCCGATATGTGGTTTGTCGACAAGATGCAACGACACTCTGGCAACATCTCAAGCAGATGGATAAACGAACAATTAATATCAAAACTCAAAATTAAGGAGGATTAACCATGTTACCTAAATACGACAAATCAAAACGCAAATCCAACACATTCGAGCAGCTCCCCAAAGACGCCTACGTCATCCGGATCATGGGCGCAAGAGAAGAGAAGAACAAGACCGGCGGCGGAACACATCTTACCATCGCTTTCGACATCGCAGAAGGCAAATATGCTGACTTCTATCAGGCGATGTTCGAGCGTAACACTAATGAAGATAAAAAGTGGCCGAATGATGCGATCTATTATCTCACCGTTCCGAGCGATGGGGCACAGCAGTATGTATGGGACACATGGAACACATTTTTCGCTGATTTGGAAGATTCCAATGATGGTTTCGTGTTCAATGGAGAACCCAAGGCCCTCAAAGGCAAGCTGATCGGTGGCAAGTTCTACATCGAACAGACCGAATACAACGGCAATGTTTATGATCATACCAGAATGAAGTGGTCCTGCGTGGCCGGCGATGTGAGGTCTGGCAAGGCGGGCAAGCTCCCGAATGACAAACTGATCGGGCAGGGCAAGAGAACCACGAAGCGGACCGACGATGAAACAATGGACGGATTCGTCAATCTTCCGGAAGGCGAAGAAGAAGAACTGCCCTTCTGATGAATCCTGTTGAGGTTCAGGAAATACTCCAATCTTTCCGAATAGTGGCGGACACTCGTGAGCAGGCGACGCCAAAGGCGGTCGAGAGATATGAGTCTTTTGGCGTTCCTGTTCAGCGAGCGACGCTGAGTTATGGAGATTACTGCGGCAACATCACACTACCATCTGGTTCCGACCTTTACGACATCAGCAAGACGATTTCCGCAAAATGCGTAGTTGAACGAAAAATGTCAATTGACGAATTAGCAGGATGTTTCGGAAGAGGCAGAAAGCGATTTGAACGCGAATTTCAGCGTGCCAGAGATGCGGGCGCGGTCGTTTATTTGTTGGTTGAGGGCGCGAGTTTCGAGGCAATCATTAACAAAAGATACCGCAGCCGATTTAATCCAAATGCACT